ATGCCAAATACAGACCTGCTGCCAGCACTGCTCACCAAGTTCAACGAGAACCAACTCGCCCTGGGCGCAGCCATCGAAGAACTGTCAAACTGGGTCGAGCAACGCGGTTCGACCGAGGTCGCTGACAACATCCGCGCTGCACTCTGGTCGCTCGACAACAACCTCGAGTTTATCACCATGAGCCTGGCGGTTATCAATTCGCCAGAGTGACTGATCATTGGCATGTCATGGTGCTCACCACGAGCTCCCGCTCGCACCCAACCCGTTAACGCCGCTCGACCGGCAGCGCCCTCGCTGTCACTTCAAGCGATACCCTCCTCCGGCATCCTGACGAACGAACACCACCAATCATTCAGCCCTGCTCCACACTCTTGAGGGTAGTTCCCCCGCCGATCAACTCTCGTAGAGAAAATCTCCCATGGCCCCTTCTTCCACCAGGAATTGGGGGTTGAGATGATTAAACAAGCTATTTGACGATAGCACTTTGCCTTGTTTAGAATCTGCCTACTCTGTATTGCACGGTAATTGGGGATTTAGCTCAGTTGGTAGAGCGATGGTCTTGAGATCCACACGTTGGGGGTCAAAATCCGATCTACCCAAAAAAATAATCCATACAAGTCAGGAGCTTAGCGTTTATCGCAAGTGCCTTCCCTCCCCCAATAGGGCCCTTTTGGCTCAGGAATAACAGCGTAATGACAGCGTGGTGGATGAGCGAAGGCAATAACCCCGTTGGAAAGCTTCTGCGGTTCGCCGAGGAAGGCGCACGGATCCAAGGCACAATGACGACGAATGATGCTTGGGCTGCAATATTCGGTTGCCACATTGTGGACACGTTAAAAATTGCAAGGGGCATTTCCGATATATACGAACTGGTCCAGGCAGGCAAAAAAGCAATTATAGACAACGCGAAGGGTGAAATTACAATTTACTTGACGCCATTGTTCAGTATCGAAGTTATGCTGACCAGCTGCGATTTTATCAGTCAGTGGCAAGACTGTAAAAATTATCTCAACTGCGTTACCCTTCAAGGGCTGGTATTCGGCAACCATCTCCTGTCAAACTGCTATCCGGCCGCCGATGCTGAGATTAGACAAAAAATTATCACGTTTACCGAAAAGCTATCAAAACTGCTCCAGGAGTGCTTGGACTCTGATCTTTCAGACGAGCTTAAACGTCTTTTCACCAAGCACATCGAGGCCATTCACGCTGGACTACTGAGCTATTTAGCCGGCGGTCCCGACAAGATTGAAGAACTCAGCGACCAAGCCGTTGGCGCTATAGTAAGAAATGTTTCTGAAATTCAGGAAGCGTCGCCAGAAGGACAAAGAATGGCGAAGAAGGTCCTCGAAACTCTATCGGTCACCAATCAGATCATCACGAAAACGCAAGAGCTCGCAACTCGAGCCCATCCGATCATTGAAAAATTGCTCCCCTTTATAACAACCTGACGGGAAGGTCGTGGCGAAACTTACTGGCACGCAGGGTTGGCCGCCACCAGTTGCTTCTCATAGCCCGGCCGCCGCAAGATCTCCGCCAGCATTGCCCGGACCTTTTTTCAGCGGGCCAGCCTTTTAAGGCTGGCCACGGTGACAACAGACTCCACTCCCTCGGCGTCCTGCCGAACGAACACAACCCCAACACGCCACAGCTACGCTAACTCCATTACGGAGGCCAACCATGCCAAATACAGACCTGCTGCCAGCCCTGCTCACCAAGCTCAATGAGAACCAGCTCGCCTTGGGAGCAGCGATCGAGGAATTGGCCAACTGGGTCGAACAGCGCGGCTCTGTCGAGGTCGCTGAGAACATCCGCGCTGCACTCTGGCCGCTGGACAACAACCTCGAGTTCATCAGTATGAGCCTGGCAGTGCTCAACTCGCCTAAATAAACACATTGAGGATCTGAGTCCGATCACGAGCTGAAGAGACTCGCGAAGCAACTGAAACATGATAAAAAATTGATTTCGAAAAGTCAGCAGAAAACAGATCCCAACAACGGTGCCTGACCTAAAATCTAAGGCACCACACAAAAACAAATGGATGATAAACAGTCTATTACAGCTCTCTGGCAGACGCCGGCGACGAGGAGTCCTCACTAAGGCCTGAAGCGTTCCAGAAAAATGCTGATTTTAATTTTCACTATCAGCCGAAATAAAAAAACCTTTTTGAGATAACCACATATACTTAACACCACTCTGCAATCCTAATGGATGGGTTTATGCTAGCGAAAATGGCCTCAGCTTTTGACTTAGAGTGGACTAACACCAAACTCAAAGTTGGCCACTTTATCCTCTTTTTCGCAGCCGTATGCATCTCATTGATAATGATCAGCATATGGGGCACCTTCAACTCTTTGGAGTACCATTTACACGACAAAGAAACTGAAATGTCAAACCTTTCAAAAACACTATCGTCCAATATCGCTGCAACCCTCACTCAAGCCGACACGGTCGTTTTGGAGATCAAAGAACGCGTGGAAGCAGAAGGGGCAACGCCAGAAAATCTGAGTCGGTTAGAAGAAGCACTTAAAGCGCAACAAAAACGCTTACCCCAGATACACGGATTCTTCATTTACGACGAAAATGGGCGCTGGCTACTTAACTCAAATGGCCTCATTCCATCTGGTGCAAACAACTCTGATCGTGACTACTTTATCTATCATCGCGACCATAATGATTCATCTACTTTTATTGGCTCCTCCATACACAGCCGGTCAACCAATGAGTGGATAATAACGGTATCACAACGAATCAATCATCCCGACGGCAGCTTTGCCGGCGTCACGATTGCTACTATTTATCTCAAGTATTTCCTCACCCTTTACGAGGGCATAGATATGGGAGAAAATGGAATTATAAATCTTACATCCTCGACAGGAAAGATCGTAATACGCCAGCCCTTTCACGACTCTGATATCGGCACTGACACTTCAAACGGTCAAGTATTTCACCTGATAGCCCCAGGAATTAACTCGGGCACCGCAACCATAAAATCGTATCTCGATAGCGTCGAGCGGGTTATCAGCTTTCACCGTATTGATGGATACCCTCTTGTTATCATCGTAGCATTTGACAAAAGTGAAATACTCGCCGACTGGCGTAGCGAGTCCGCCGCCAGTTTTTTCATATCATCCATACTACTAATCATCCTGAGTCTTCTTGGATATCGACTCATAAAGCTGACGAGCCGACAAATCCAAGCACAAAAAGAGCTGCAAACCTCTCAAGACAACTATATAGCGATTAATAAAACTCTTGGTCTAATGGCTCTACAAGACGAGCTAACGGGCCTTGCTAACCGACGTCAACTTGACTTTTTCCTGGAAGCAGAAATCGCTCGTACCAAGCGAAAATCAGATGGCACTGCGCTTATAATGATCGATGTTGACCTCTTCAAACTCTACAACGATCAATATGGCCACGTACAAGGTGACGAATGTCTAAAAACCGTAAGCGCCATCATCAAAAGACAAACCAGTAGAGCCGGCGACCTTGCCGCCAGGTACGGGGGTGAAGAGTTCGCCATTGTCCTACCTCATACAGATTATGTCGGCGCGTTTATCCTGGCTGAAAAAATCCGATGTGAATTAGAGAGTACTGGACTTCAACATGGCGGGTCGCCGTTAGGCGTTGTGACGATAAGCCTCGGCATCAGCGCATCCGTAGGGGCAGAAATCGACACCCCCACAGCCCTGATAGAAACAGCAGATAAAGCCCTGTATATCGCAAAATCCAGCGGGAGAAACAGGACGGTTATCTCTAATTAGGTCCGCTCTCAGATGGCCAAGAAGATCAGCCCTTGGTCGTCAACTTCAGCTATTGCGATAATTCGTTGAGCATGGGCTGGGGAGAGTCGGCTCCCGAGCCTCCATAAACTATATCGCCGACGGTGGTGGGTGCGGGCACTGTACCGCCACTGACTGAACCAGCGGCGTCCAGCACCACTGACAGTCGCAGATCATCAGCGGAACGCTATAAAAAAGAGCTTAAATGCCTTGTAAGCGTACTTTTGAATATCAGCCCGGCCCAGCGCCGGGCTTCTTGTTTCTGTGCCAGCCCCGCTGTCGCCCGCAGGCAAGTCGTGGTCGATTACGACACGCTCTGGCTTTTCGCTACCGACCGCCTAGTAACTGTCCTACACTCAAACCAGCTGACGGATCAGCGCCCCCCCTCTGGAAATAGCCCGGCCCCGTGCCGGGCTTTTTCGCTCTGCCCTTTTATGCCCATGCCCTCCCCCTGATGAACATAAAAGTGAACGAAATAGCCGCCGTGGGCTCTATGCCACCAAAGGCACACTCAGGCACCAGCGATGTTAATTCAGGAAAACTCGGCCCTTCTCAAGAGCTTGATAACTCAGCTCTCGGTCGTTGAAGCACGCTCTTCGTTCTCGTTGACCGGTGACATGGACGACAATTTACTGGGCCTGAGGGATCTCCTTGATCTGGAAATGATCACTGGAGAATTCAGGTATGGGCTGATAGCCGATCCGCTCGGGTGCCTTCTTACGTCAGCGGAGGGGATCCTTCTCACCAGGCGTGGCTCCCTGCTCTCAAATTAAGCTGATCTGGAATCGATTATCGGACGCTTCCTGCGTCTGTTTTTTCGTTCCGCCCTATCCTGCTCCGCCCATACACTCTGCGGTGCCAGCAAGAGACGTCCCTGCCTGTTGGACAAGCTTTCGCCATTCCTCGCTAGTGATGAGGCCCGCGCGCTCCATGTCGTCGGCCCTCTTCAACAACATGAAATACTTTTCCTCCGCGCGAGTTTCGCTTATGGCCAGAACGAATAGCTTGCGCCAGGCTGTCATGGCCAGTTTTCGCTGTGCTTCTCTCATTGGAGCCCCTATTCGTCTATAGGGGTAGATGTCAGGCCGATTGGAGCGTTCAGTGCAACGCCACACCAAGCGACCAGTGGAGGCTTAATGATCAGGCTGCCTGCGTAATAGCTGACCCAGAAGAGTGGCCTAGTGCCGGGCTTTTCGTTTCTGCCTAGAACCGCAGCTCCTGGAAAGTGCCGTTTTTGTTATGAATACGCACCGCCACTCGGCTGCCTGCCAATGCTTGGGCGGCTAGCTTCACCAACGCCTCCTTCGTCTCAGCCTCGATTACAGGTCGAAATTTACGGGCTCTGAACATCGCCCCCCCCTTGCTGGTTTTCTCGATTCGATAGGTGACCATATCGCAGCCTTCTGTGCAACGGCCTGGTCACCAAGATATTTGCTCTGCCGCTTCTCGATCTCGATATACGACTCAAGCAAATTCAATTGCTTTTGATCTTCGTCTCGAGTTCTTCCGACCTTCGAGAGATCTGGATTGTCCTCACCAAATATGGGAAGGCTCGAGTAAGCGCCTGGACTTGAAAGCTTCTCACGCAAGGCCTGGGCCTGCTGAGCTAGTGTCTCTTGTCGACCAATATTCAGAGTTGCATCGAGGGCGCCCTTGGCGGCATCGCGTACCGAGTTCCACCCCTTCTCGATGACTCCAAGGTTTTGGGATATTTGTCCTGCGCGAGTCTGGACGGTGTCTGCGTAGGTGTCGGTGAGAAGCTTGGCCGCTCCGATGGTGTCGCCCTGATCCTTGAGCGCGATTATCTGGGAGTACACCGAGGCAGTCAGGAAGTGGTACTGGTCATTCAGCGACTTCGCAGCGGCCACCGGGTCATCGGCGATCTTGACGAACTCAGCCACTGTTTCGTCGACGGACTTGCCGGTGGCCTTCTGCATCGCAAGTGCAGCTTCGGATATTGGCCAGGCCGTCACTGGCCTTGCCGAGGTCGACGACGGCCTCTTCGGCCTCCTCAGCCGCGACAACCAGCTTATCCAGGTCGCCGGCGGCCTTTACGGCATCCGACGACTCTACCGAAATGCCCAGCGATGCGAAGTTGGTGGTCATGTGCTCTCTCTCTGTTCCGCCATCACCCGCAGGGCTTCGTTTTCCATGTCACGGATATCGCGGAAGATGCTTTGCCGCTCGCCGGCAGGCACGCCGCACAGCCGCATAACGCCAGGCAGAACGCCGTAGTCCAGTCCTGTTGCACCGCACGCGCCGACACGCCACTGAGTGGCCATTGCCTCGAAGACGGTGAACGCCGGCCAGCTATCTGGCCACACGCCAATTTCTTCGACCGGCACGTCCTTGCGCGACAAGCCGAACGCCGCCAGATCTGCATCTGACGGCCCCGGCTCATAGAGGGCTCGTGCGGCGCTTAGGAGTTTCCCAGGCGGGCCTGGCTGAATGCTTCGGCGTAGGCCTGCAACACCGCGGTGGGCGTCGAGACAATCGAGCTGACGAGGACCCGGATGTTCTGCTCGGTAAATCCCTCTTCGAACCCCCAGCCGACAACCACGGCCTTGATCTGATCCACTTGCAGATCGATCTGGGCAGCGGTGAACTCCTTCAGGCTCATCTCCTCGGCCTTCTGGCCAAGCTCCTTGTTGCGCTCACCCCACTCGGCGTAGAGCTCGGCAAGGGCAGTGCGGTCGAGATACTTGAACTCGAACCCCACCTTTACCGGCTCACCACCCACCTGTGGGATCAATACGTCGGCCTTGAAGGTTGGGTTCTGGATCAGCGTGAACTTGGCCATGGGTTACACCACCGCCGAGTAACGAGTTGGGCGGCCGGTCAGTGCAACGCTGATAACGCGGGTCATCAGGTTGTTGCGCGACATGGTCGGGGTCGCAGTGATCGACACGTAGCCGTTGTAGATGATGCTGTCGCCGCCTGGCAGGTTCAGGCGGAGTGCGCGAGGCTGTTTGTCGTCGTCCGCCTCCTCGCAGACAGCAACATAGGGCTTCGATGCATCGTCAGCCACAGTGATGGTGACGGTGATCGGATTCTTGGTGGTTGGCATCTGGCGGTCGTCATCGTCAGCCAGGAAGCCGTAAGTCAGGAACTGCTGGTCGCCACCACTCGAAGCGAGCTCGGTGATTTGCGAGATCTCGGTGAACGTGGTCACCTCGCGAACGGAGCCAATGCCAGAGCCTGCCGGGTACTGCTGGGTGTTGGTGGTGTTGATACCACCCAGGGCGAAGGTGCCGCTGGCGATCTCGCCGACCATCAGGGCGCGCTCGTTGAGTCGGGTCCATCCGGAGTTGACCACGATGATATCTCCCTCGGCCAGGCCATGGGCGGCCGCGGTGGCGACGGCAGGTTTTGCATTGGTGAGCGCGGTGAACGGAATCGCAGTGCCGTAGGCAGAAGCGATTTCGAAGGTAGCGCCGTTGGGCATTTTGATGCCGGCCATGGGGGTTTTCCTCGTTGCAGAAATGACAAAACCCGCTCAATGGCGGGTTCAGTGGTTTTGCCCAGTGGGCGGAATCAGTCGGTGTCGGCGCGGTACTGGAAAGACCATGGCACCGTATAAGTGGTGTCGCCCGGAATGCCTGGGCCCTGGTCGGGGGGCGTCATCGACGATGTCGAAGTAGGCGCTGGAGTGCATGACCCAGAGCGCGATACGACCGAACTTATCGCCGAATTTGCGCATGCCGCGGGTCAGCGTCTTCTTGCCGTCGGTTTCGATGTTGGCCGAAACCACCATGTCGGCGTTGGAGCCGATGGCGGCACGAAGGCCAGCAGTTGCGTACTGGATAAAGCCTTCCAGGGTCGCATCAGCAACGTCGGCCCCCACTATCTGGGAGAACTCCTCGACCGGACGACCGCGGCGCTTGAACGCCTCTTCGGTGGTCTGATACGGGCCGTACTTCCAAGGAGCCTTGACGCCGACAGCTTCACCAGCGCTGATCTTCTTGGCAGTTACCTTGCCTTCGGAGTTGACGTCGCGGTGCTCCAACGAGCCGTTCAGCTTGTAGAGAGCGCGCTTGCGGAAGTCACCCTCGACCAGTTCGTTGTCGAGCACCATCGCGCCATTGGACGATGCGTTGAAGACATCCAGGTTGTCCTGGACGCGCTCCAGGTATGCAGTTTGCGCCTCATCGTTGTAGATGATCAGGTCGCTGTTTACAGTCGTTGGCATGGGTGAATCCCCTTACTTGGGCAATGCGAGATATGCGGTTTGGCCGTGCTTGCGCTGGAAGTCGCGCTTCTGCTCGGAGGTCATTTCGGAGCGCTTGAATGCAGCCTGGCCGCCACCCCCGCCCGGGGCTTGTGTCCCTGAAGCCCTTGGCCACAGGTGAGGTGCGCTTTCGCGCAAAGACTCCGCCCATTCGAGCGGGGTCAGAGGGGTCTTGCCGTCTTTGCCGAGGATGATTTGGCCGGACTCATCAACGGCGACTGCTTCACCGTCTTCGTTCAGGGTGAACACGCCTTTGGCGCGCAGGATGATGTCGTCTGTTGCTTCCGGCAGCGCGCCAGCTTTCAGTGCAGCACCGCGCACCGAGTCGCCCAGGACTTTGCCCTGGAACTTAGCAGCGAAGGATTCAGCCTTCTCAGCGCGCTCGCTGACGGCCTTCAACTGCTTGTCGTAGTCACCGCGCAGGCGTTCGGTTCGACGATTGAAGACTTCGTCCACCTTGCCCTCGGTCAGCAGCTTGGTTTCCTCGTCCTGGCCCGCCCGACTGAGCAGGCCTTTGACGGCGTCGATGTCGATGCCTTCGAACTGGGTTTCAAACTGAGTCAACTTGCCGGAGGTTTCCTTCAGCTTTCCCAGCAATTCCGAGTTCTTGGTTTTCAAACCCGAAACAGATGCTTCAACGGCAGTCGCGATAGCGGCCTTGATTGCCGGGTTTTCTAGGTCGATTTCGTTTTCTTCTGCCACGGTGATGCACCCCTTAGGTATGTGTTGCCCGCCTAACGGGCATAAAAAAACCCGCCGGAGCGGGTTGATGTTCATTTTTTCTTTATGGTACGGGCTTCGTGATTTTGCTCAGCACGTATTCCTCGATGCTTTCGATAACTGCCAGTCTTGTGCTCAACGACAAATGAGCGCCGTGAGTAGTCGTTTTTTCTAAACCATCACGCACCGCGGCGTTAATTAGCTTTTCAACCTCTTCGTGAGAGCTTCCAAGTAGACCAAGATCAAACTGTGCCCCCAAAACTTTTCCCACTTCGATCTTTTTTTGGACAGCAGTATCAAACCCCTTCCCTGCATTATCATTAACGTACTTTACGAAGAACTTGCGGTCATCAAAATCTGGAGAGCACAAATGGCACTCCGCGCAAAGAAGAAAAAGATTCAGAGCATCACGACTCCCCCCCTTCGACTTGGGGACGATGTGGGCAACCTCCTGATAGCCTCTTGATGCACAACACCAGCAGAGCTTGTCGCCCTCTTCGTCTTCTTCAATTATTTCGAATACGGTGAAGTTGAATCCTTGTCGAAGTACTTCATCTAAGTCCGCCTGCCAAGCATCCCGGACACGCTCCCTCTCATTTCTTCGCTTACCCGCCATTTGATTGCTCCTAATGCACGCCAGGAGCATATCAGTTGAGCCCCGCGCGTTCGAACGCCAGCGGCTCCAAACTCTTCATCTGCACCAGCGTCAGCGGCGCGAAGTTGCGATCAAGCTGCAGCTCTGCGAATCGCTCCACGGACAACCCGCCCTCGCGGAATAGCTTTCCCCGGACTGGACCGATTGCCACGTCCTGAAACTCTGCTGGTTGCTGCTGAAGCCACTGGTAGTAGTCAAGACTTGCGCTGACCTGCTGCGGCCCGTCATCACCAACAGAAGCCCGGGTAGCGCCCTTGGCGAAAACCACGCTGAGCTTGGTGATGAGGACAAAAGTCGTCCGGCAGTTCGGGTGAAACGGCGGCCGCGGCCCAGAATCGACCGGGAACCGTCGCTTGTCCATCGAGCGGCAGGTCTGGCTGGTCTTGCTGTCCAAGGTGGCGACCATTTCGATCTCGGTCACCACATCGGTGTTTTCTTTCGCGACCTCCATGCGCGCCTGGGACGACACATGCTGAATCGCCGTATGCACGATGGTGCCGGCATTCCGGTTGGTAACGGCCAGGATGCCGTCCTTGTAGCCCGCCGCCTTGGTCCCGCGAATGTTGCGGATAATCTGAAAGTTCGTCTGCCCTTCGAAAAAGCCCTGCCGGATCGTGCCAGTGACCCGATCACGCTCGGCCTGGGCCCAGCCATCAATGAACGACTTCAGCAGCTTGCCGCCACCAATGCCTCGCACGCTGAGCGGGTTCGTGAGTACCGCAGCCCTGATCGCTGTCGCTGTGGGCACCGCCAGATCAAGCGAGACACCCGCGGGCGCCGACCGGGCAAGGCTGGTTGCTTCGAACTCGGCCTCGTAGTTGGCGATGTCGATCAGGTCCAGGTTCAGCTTTTCGCTGTACCGGTCGAAGATTCCCAGCAGCAGGCTGTCAACCTCGCCCAGCAGCGCCTCAAGCCGCTTGACGTTGTACTCAGTCAGGTCCGACTGGGTAAGCGATCTTGTCGGTGCTGCCCATGTACTGACCGCACCACATGATCGCCCTGGTGTAGGCCTCGCTGACGTTTGCCACACAACCCGCCAGCACCGAAGTTGATGCCGACTGGTCACCACGGGCCTCGGTCGCTGTCTTGGACGACAGAGATGCAACAACCATCCGAGCACCAAGCTCGATCATCATCTGGTTCTTGTCGCCCATGGCCTCTTTGGCCAACATGTTTGGCAACGGCTGCGCATACGACTCCATCAGCGAGGCGATGTAGTCGTCCGGCAAGTTCAGCTCGTTGTCGAACGTGCTGGCCTGCACCAGGCCGTACATCTCGTTGAGCGATGGCTTGTCACGGAGCTGCTTCACAAACTGCTGGAAGACGAACTTGAAGCCTTCTGGCGTCGTGGTGACGTCTATCCGCCTGGCCGCGCGCATCAACATCAGCGAGTGGCAGAACAACCCGCAGTCGAAGCAGTACATCTCGTACCTCAAGGGCAAGCAGGGACGCAAGATCAGCGACTACTTCCGCGACTTCATTGGCTGCCAGGAAGGGATCGACGGCCCGGGCGAGACCCGCACGCTGCTCAAGGCCTTCAGCGACTTTGTCGAGAGCGAGGACTTGGGTGAAGAGTCGGCACGCGAGAAGACCCACGCCCTGGTCAGCTACTCCATGGCCCAGGCCAAGTTGGGCGAGCCGGTGAACCTGGGCGAGCTGTCGGAACAGATCGACGTGGACAACCCCAAGACCTTCGCCGACTTCATCCGCGACAAGGACTACGGCCTGTCGTCGACCATCCCCGTCGACAAGAAGACCATCAACCATTTCCGCCGCTTCACCGGTCGCGCCGAAGGCCTGTCGATCAGCTTCGATGCGCACCTGCTGGGCGACAAGATCGAATTCGACGAAGCCAACGGCACCCTGGTATTGCGCCGGCTGCCCACTCTGCTGACTGACCAGCTCAAGCGCGCGAAAGCCTGACGCCAACCGTATAGCACGGCCCTGATTAGGGCTGTGCCTGACTGGAGAGAATCAATGAGTACCTTCGCAGTATTCGGAATGACCCTCGATGTCGCCAAGGCCGAGGCCCGCAAGAAAGTCAGCGGAGTCCGCAAAAATCCAAAGGCCCCGGGCGGCGTCGAGCCGATCCCTGAAGCCGAATGGCTGGCCCTGGTCGAGAAGCGCATCGAAAAGATCATGGGGGGGGTACGTCACGCCAGCTCTCGCCCCTGTTCGACGCCCCGCAGTATGCCGAGCAGTTCATTGAGCTCGCTCGCAAGACCTTGAGGTGCCGCGACATGCGCATCAAGGCCAAGGCGGTGTTGGTGGATGCCAAAGGCAAGCCGATCATCAACCCGAAGACGAAGGCGCCGAAGGTTGGGTTTACAGAGTGGCCGCCGAAGCCGCAGGTGCAGCAGGAAGAGGCGGCATGAGCCGCCCTCACCTATTGCGCTGAATCAGAGTATTCTATGGAAGGCTTGAAGCAGAGCCGGACTCAGGGCGACGAGACTTCGGATGATAATCGTTGCATTAGCCGAGTTCTGGATGAAGTCCCCGAGCTTTGATCCTTGAATCACCTTCTCTTTTTCTTCATCAGTCGCTGTTTGATTGGTGCGGAGAGTTAATAGCACCTCCCCAATTACGTTATGTGGTACAGCAAGTGAAATACCGAGAGCAGCTAAAGCTCCTGCTGTGTTCTGTTGATTGATCGCTGTCTCGCACTTTTCAACTCTTGTTTGGATCAAGTCGATCTCTATATCAGAGCTATCTACTGCGAGCGCTACTCCGTATTCAGAGATTAATGAATCGGTCATCGTGATCTTCGGTGCCATTTTTTGATCGCTCCTTCCGACGCCAGGCCGGTTAATCGTAATACCCCAGCCAAAACCAAATTGTCACCCTATCCGCCTTGAAGTGGAACCTCGAGGATAAGGTTGGCAGGTAGGTTCTCGCTTGATCCTCGCGATCTGAGTGGCGAGAGAATTTGCATTGCTAGGGAGATTCGCCAAATACCACCAGCCCTGACAGTGTCCAAGCGATAGGTTTCAACCTGCGCTTCTGAAATATTTAGCAGTTCCGCTACTTCCGCATTAGTTGGCGGCGATGCAAGACCATTATCAGCCATAAGTCCCCCCCCCCTGATCCGGCTTCATGCCGGGCCATCAAGCAATAGCCCACAAACACACTTCACGCCAGCCGGCGAGGATCACTCATGGAACTCAACCCGCAAGAGCTCGAGCGCATTATCCGGAAAATCAAACGCTGCCTAGCTCTCTCGCAAAGCGCGAACGAGAACGAAGCGGCGACCGCCATGCGACACGCACAAGCTCTGATGCGTGAGCATCGCCTGACTGAGGTCGATGTCCGCCTGAGCGATGTTGGTGAGGTCGAGTCCTCCGCATCTCGGCCGACGCGGCGCCCTATATGGGACCGCAATCTCAGCGGAGTGGTCGCCGCCGTGTTCGGTTGCAATACGCTTCGTTTCAAGCACTGGTGCAAGACCACCAATCGAGTAGTGGAGCGAGCGACGTTTGTTGGTGTTACGCCAGCTCAGCACGTCGCGCTGTATGCCTATGAGGCTCTTCTTGCCAAGGTTACGCTGGCACGCAAGGAATACGCTGCGGGGGTGCGCGCCGGACACCACCGAAGCGCGTACTCGCCTGAAACAGCAGCAGATCATTTCGCTGTCGCTTGGGTATCCTCGGTGCACAGAAAGCTGCATGCGCTGGTTCCTCGAGGTGAATCGGACCCACTGCTCGAGCAGGCGAGCCAGGGCCGAAGCCTGGTTGCTGTCGAAGCTCAGGACAAGGCGCTGATTGAGCAGTACCTATCCGACAAGGAGGTAGGCAAAGCCCGGAAGTCCAGCGCAATAGAGCTGGACCTGAATGCCCAAATTGCCGGAATGCTGGCCGGCTCAAAGGTTGATCTGAATGCAGGCATAGCGACCGGAGGCCAGGACCTGCGGATAACAGCCAGGGGCCAGGCTTAACCCTTTTCTTTCGCCAGTTTCGCGCCCAACTCCCGGCCAGCTACCTGAGCCAGGCCACGGTCGACATAGGTGCGCTCGCCCGCAATGACCGGCACCACAACCGCACCATCCCGCTTCACTTCGACGTTGATCCGCCAGGTTTCCCGGCCCTCATCGTCCTTGTCGCACTCCATGTAGTTCCAGAGCTGAAAGCCTTCGTGCTCATCATAAATATCGTGCTTTGTCATGGGCCTACCCACTTGAGGAAGGCGCCATCGTAGCACCCCGGCCAAGGACAACTCATGCCCACAGACAACCCCAATCACCCCGAAGACGTAGCGGAGGCTGTATGGACGAAGTGAAGCGTTACACATTCAAGGGCGCGGCCGGCGAGTACGTCTACGCCGGGGACTTCGAGAAGGCAGTGCGCTGTTTCCTCGACTCTGCCGAACGCTGCATTGCCGCCGAGCGCCGTGAAAAATCCCTGCAGCAGCGCCTGACCACCGCCGACGAACGCAACGATGCTGCGGTAGACCTGCTGCGCCGCTGTCGGGCAGTCGTTGACGGCACGGGCTGGGTTGATCTTGAGCGCGATATCGTCGCATTCCTCAAGCCTGCAGATGCTGATCGCGATCAGGGAATCCCAGGCACCTCTTTCCAGCGCCTGAACGCGCTGGCCAACCAGGGCGAATGATCATGACCGACAAGAACACGATTGACGGTGTGCCGCGTGAGCTGCTGGAGACCATAGAAAAGTCGTGGAGAATCCCCGCAGGATGCCCTGCATCAGTGAGGGATGAGGTTGCAGCGAAAATCGGCGGCGGACTTACAGAATTGCGCGCCCTTCTCGCCGAGCCTGCCTTGTGCTGCACCCATACCGGCGATAGCTGCCAGCATTGCGACGGATCTGGATGGGCAGCCGCCAAGCCCCCGGGCGAGCCGATCAAGCTCGGCCTGCTCGACCCAGCGCAGCGCCTGGCCGTGGCCCGCGGCGAGCAGATCACGCCGGTATCGGTGGTGCCGGACGGATACTGCATCATGCCCCGCCAACTTACCGCCGAGAATGGCGCCAAGGCGCTGCTGCTTGGCGAGTTCAAGTTACAGGTCACCAAGGAATGCCCTGAATGCTGCGAACTGGAGGAGCCCACGGAAGGCTGCGTAATCTGCGACGGCGAAGGCGAATACGAGCAGCAGCACACAATCTCGTGGGATCAGATCAAGTTCATCTACAGCAAAGCCGTATCAGGCCTGGCCGTGAAAGCTGAGTCAGCCAAATCTCGATAGGAGTACATCCGTACTCCACCTGCAATAACCCCTCCCCATTCAAGTCAGCCGCCACGCCGCGGCCAAGGAATCGTCATGCCTGAAGAAATGAAAAAAGCCGGGCCAGACCACTATCGCTACATCGACACCATTGGCCCAGATGGTCTCGAGGTGCACTGCATCACCTATCAGGTGATCGGCGAAACCGCGCAGTGCTACTACATCGGCGACAAGCATACCTGCGACCTGATCAACGGCCCGCAACACAGCTGGACCGCTGAGACGGTGAGGAAGCGGCGAAAGCGCGTACTGAAAGAAGGGGGCGACTGGGGCCGGCGCTTCGCCTACACCGACAAATCACTGGCACTGCGCTCGTACAAGGCGCGGAAGACCTGGCAACTGCGACACGCCCAGCTGTCAATGGAGCGTGCCCAGGCGGCTATCGGGTACTTCGGCAACGCCCAGGTCGAAAGCGCGATACCAGACGCCGCCGTGACAATCCCCAACGAGTATATCCAGGGCATGAACTGGGAGGGTTACTGATGATCGCCACCCTCTGGTTCGCCTACGTCTTCATATATAAGGGGCCGAAGCCATGAAAGCCCGCATCGAAAAGAAATTGAGCAAGAGCCTCGTGCGGCTTCACCCAACGCTTTACAGCGGGGCCTGGGTCGACAAGGACGAGCCTTCAGTGCTGGCCTACGAGCAGAGCAGTCGAGTGGGCCACGTTCTGTCCGTGGGCGGCGGCACAGATTATTGGGGCGATGGCCAGGACGCTTACACCGTGTGGGTCGACTGGAAATCGAACTGGATGTGGCACGGACCGTTCGAAGAATTCCCGCACGACCGCAAGCACGCGCACTTTCCGAACACTGACGGTTTCAGGCCGACCACGCGGAACCTCCTGAAGCTTGCCGCCGAGTGCGAACTGGCATCCAAAGCAGCAGCCTGACCCGCCCAACTCAACCCCATGAAAGCCCGCCGCTAGGCGGGCGAGGAATCCCCATGCCCAATGCACTTGACGGCCGGCCGCTGCTTGCCCGGCTCACCGCTCGCATCCAGAAATACAGCGGCTGCACGACAGTGGCGCTGTCAACAGACATCGCACTGCACCAGCAGTCGGTCGAAGAACTCGGCCGGCTGACCACCGAGAACACCCGACTGCGCAAGCACATCGAGGGCTATCGCCAGATTCGCGATGCGCCACTGCTCGAAGGCTACGCCCCGTTCCGCGACCTGGTGCAGGCCGACCTGGACGACCACATCACTGCCCTGCGCGCCAAAGGCCTGAGCATCGACGGCGACAACGCCTACAAGCGCGATCTCTGCGATTCGATTGTCGGGGCCCTGGCGCTCGGCGCACAGAACAGCAACCCACCACCACCGGACCACTGGGGGCGGCGATTCTGGGACATTGGCAGGGAGGAGCGCGCTGCTCAGGAAGATCTGCTTTCGGCCGCCAAGGAAGCACTGGTCGTGATCAACCGTATAAAACCGGCCGGCAACGGCAATGGCACTCAAGTCAGGCTCGCCGAAGCGATCGCAAAGGCAGACCAACGACCAGCTTCCGCCGCGATGTGCGGCCGGGACCTTCCATGAAGATCATCAATCGCGGCCAATTTCGGGCGCCGGGAGACAGCTATGTCAGCGGCAGAACAGCTTAACGATGGCATCACAGGCGACAAGGTGCCCGAGGCGCGGATGGCCGAAATACTCGGCACCACCATCGCGGCTCTGCGCTCAAAACGCGCCAGGAACCAGATACCCCTCGGCGTCTGGAACAGGCACGGCAGCAGGATCATCTATAGCATCAGGAGATATTACGAATGGCTCGAAAGCCAGTGGGTTTCCCCGCAGGAATGGACATCCACCACGGATCGATCCGCATCCGATTTATGTGGAACGGCAGCCGTAGGAGTGAAACGCTCCCCTATCCCCCGACACAGAAAGGAATCAAATCAGCCTCACAGGTTATTGATCAGGTAAAAGGCCTGATCAAGCTTGGCCTGCTCGACGACGACAAGTACGTCGAGCTGTTCCCCAGCTCTAGCAACGTCGCTGGTGGAAAGATCAACTTCGGGGAGTATGCCCAGCTCTGGCTCGACAGTCGGGAGGTGGTCGCCGGGACCAAGCTCAATTACACGGGCGCGCTGAATCTATATTGGATGCCGGCCCTTGCCCTGGTCCGAATAGACCTGATCACAACCACCCTTCTGCGCCGGACGATGGCCACCATAAAGTGGAAGTCGCCGGCAGTGAAGCGCAACGCCATTGTGAAGCTTTCGACGATCCTGAGTTCTGCGGTATCCGAAGAACTGATCTCGAAGAACCCGGCAGCGGTGCTTGACCTTCCAAAGCGCAGTAAAAAAGAGATTGACCCCTTCAGTCTGGAGGAAGCAAACGACATCATTGCGAAGATGTACCAGCACGAACACTGGCCAAGCACCATCTACGCGGCTTTTTTTGAGTTTGTGTTTTTTACAGGAATGCGTCTGTCCGAAGCCCTGGCCTTGAGGTGGGACGCGGTAGACGTAGAGAAGAGGTCGCCCACGTTTGTCGCGGGATCGCCCTGGGCGAGGTGGTGGAGCGCACGAAAACCGGCAGTGATCGATTTGTCCTGCTCAACGAGAGAGCACTGCACGCACTGGAGTTTGCCAAACAATACGCAGATCGTCGAAGAAGGGGGAAAGGAAAGATCCTGA